GTTGCCGGTGTTGGTTGCCGCCGACCGGTTGCCGGTGACCAAAGTCTGTTCAATAGAGTGGTCAATCTTGGCCATCACCCACTCAACTGCGCGAGACAGCAGGCCCGGCAAGCCGATTTCAGCCTCGACAGTCAGCACTGCGCTAGCGATTTTGGTGTCGCTGCTATTCGATTCACGACTGATCGCACCGGTGGCCTTCACCAGGGCGAAACGGCTATCTGCAGGCGGGTAATAGCTGAAAACATCAAGGGGCGCCTCGCAGGCGTGAAATCCCGATTCGCAGGCCTTGACCTTGCCTTCGTGCGTGTAGGTTTCGCCAACCGCATACTGAAAATCCCGGCAGCGCAGGTCTTTGTTAAAACCTTTGAATGCGGTCAGCACTTCGGTAGGCGCCGGGGCGGCAGCCTTGCTGGTGCGTTTCTTGGTGGTCGCCATCGCTTAGGCCTCCAGGGCGGCTTTAGCTGCGTCGATGATGTCGGCGAAGCGCGACGGGTCCAGATCCGGCAACTTGCTTACGCCGAATTTATTCAGGATTGCCACAGCTGCATCGCGGCCCTTGCCCTTGGACAGCGCAACGATCGCTTCGCTGGCATCCTTGTACGACGGCGGCGCAGGCTGCTCGGTGGCGGCAGCGGCCTTTTCCTCGACCTTTACCGCTTCGGTCTTCGGCTCGGCGACATTGGCAGCATCAACCTTTTCCGCCTTGGCCGACTTGCTCTCGCTCTTGGCCGGTGTGGCTTCGGTAGCAACAGCGGCTACCTGGGCGGCGGTGGTCGGGACGCCGGTCTTAATCGCTTCGATCAGTTCACGGATGGCAGAGGTGTTGGCCTCGATAACAGCTTCAAGTGACATGGTTCGCTCCTTACAAAAGCGTGGTCGTGAGTTCTGCCAGCTTCGTGAGACTGGCGGCGTGGTCTTGCAGGTTGTAAACGGTGGTGAGCTGAATCTCCGGTGCCTTGGCAAGCTCTTCCAGCTGTGCGGGCAGCTCCTCGTCCTCGCGCACCAGGTCGTAAAGAGCGCTGTGTGTGCGGAGCTTGTAGATCAGTTTTTCGCAATCGGTGATGTCGTTGCTGGCGAGGACAGACAGCAGTTCGGTCAGCCAGTTGGTGTCCTCGATACCGAGGTCCAGCAGCTTTTCCTCGATGGCGCTGAGCTGCTCGGCCTTATCCAGCAGCGGGGCAAAGCGTTCGATCAGCTCCAGCTCCATGTCGGTGCTGGTAAGCGGGTCGCGCAGCTGGTCGGCAGTGCGCAAAAGCTCGGTGTTGTTCAGGTTCTTGAGGTACATCTGAAGATCTCCTTGTAAAGCGATCTGGCCCAGGGCTCCGCTCTCTTGCTTCCAACAGCCACGATGTTCACGTTGAAAATCGAAGCCCTGGGCGAGGTCGCCTTACTTGCGGTTGTGGAGGGTCCAGACCCTGTCAGCGACAAGGAGGATGGCGTCGCAGCCGTGGGCTGCACGTACGATGATGTCCAGGCCGTTGCCTGTTACCCGGTACAGGCGACCGGGGCGAAGGGGGGTAGCTGTCATGCTTGTCACCACAACTTTGTTGTTGATGTGGTAAGACTAAGCCACAACAACATTGTAGTCAACAACAAAGTTGTATTTGTTGTTTCGTGGCACAACAAAAAACGCGCCTGAGGGCGCGTTTTGTAATCGGCAGTGGCTGTTATTACGGCATGCCGTCCAGATCATCTAAGTACTCGGAGAAAAGCGCCTTATCGGCCTCGCTCATCTCGGGGTAGAAATCATCCTGGGCGGCAAGGATGCAGGAGACGAGCTCGTCGACGGAACCAGCCTTAAGTAAAGAGACCCCAAAGAGTTGGCACTGCAACTCTAGCTCGCCAAAAACTCTATCGAACTTCGTCGCATCAACGTGGGTGGGGGCTACTACAGATGAGGCTAGCGCGATCAGCATGTACGCTCGGCGGTGCTCTCGGATCTCGTCCGCCCTCTTTATCGTAAGGATATTGAGCAACCTCTTAGTCCCTATGAGAGCCAACATATCGACACTCGTATAGCTGAAATAATCCACCACGAGGTTGTTAGAGACCAATCCCGCCCGGAAGGTGATAGGTCCTATTTTCATAGTCTTTTGCAACGAATCCGGGTCTATTGACGAACTATCTCTGAGTTTCCTGAAGATGGCTTGCGTCTCTAGTGCTCGAAGGGCATAGCTATTTGTGCTGCGGCTACCGGTTTGAACTAACGTGCTGTCGAACGCATGAGTCTGCCCCGTTGGTGGGTACACGGAGGGACGCGATGGTAGGACGTCCAAATCCCTTTGAAAGGCTGTCCCATCAAGAGCACCATCTCGAAGTGCAGCGCTAAGTCGAGCATCTGGTCCTAAGACTTGAATAACTAGCTCTCGACTTCGTTTCGGGATTGTGTTCCTACTACACCACTGACTAATTGCCTGCTGGCTAATGCCCAGCTTTTCACCAAAATCTTTTTGGGTCATCCCGAGAGCGCGCAGGTCATCATCCAGCATGCTACGTACGGTTGCGGTCATGCGATTCTCAATTGCTAACGTTAATTCTGAACAAACTATACAACATTATTGTTGTACAGCTTAGTCTTACTTGCGTAAATGCGCATTGCACACTACACCGACATAACCACCAAATTGTTGTTGTATTTTGTTGTTATGTTGTAGCATGTTGTGATTCCTGACCACAAAGGAGGCGCAACATGACGCCAACGAGCACGGGGGTCCGCCTTGCAATCGACGCAGCGGGCTCCCAAAGCGCTTTAGGTACGGCCCTCGGCGTATCCCAGCAAAGAGTTTCCCGCTGGCTTCAACTGGGCTACGTCCCCCTTAAACGCGCGATCGAGATTGAAGCCCTCTACGGCATCCCTCGTCGCCGACTCATCAACCCCCGCATCCTTGACCTGGTCGACCTCAAAGGGGCCGACCTATGACGCGATTCTTTCAACAGCAAGGCCGTGCACTGCTGGCCAACGGCTACCTTATCGTCCCCATCACGCCGGGCCATAAGCGCCCTGCGCTTCCCAACTGGCAGCATTCCCGCCTGGGGGCTACTGACCTCAGCAACTACCCCGACCATGGCGTCGGTATCCTTTGCGGCCAGGGCGCCAACCCTATCTGCGCCATCGACATCGACACGACCGACCCTGAGCTGGCCCAGCGCTTCACTACCTGGTGCCAGGACAACATTGGCCCTACCTGCGAGCGCATCGGCAACGCGCCCAAGATTCTGCTGGCCTACCGGGCAGCGGATGACGGTTGGAGCAAGGCAGCCAGTGCTTGGTTCGAAGATGAGTTCGAGGATCGCCACCGGGTCGAGATCCTGGGCCGGGGCCAACAGTTCGTGGTCTATCACATTCACCCCGACACCCAGCAGCCCTACGAGTGGGTCGATCTGTTCGGTGGCCTCGAGTACATGCGGGCAGACTCCCTGCCCATCGTGACGCAAGCGCAGATCACCCAGGCATTGGCCGTGTTCGAGCAGATGGCGGCAGAAGCCGGCATGCACCAGGTGAAGGGCGGCGCGTCTACGTTCCAGTCGACAACGGCTGACGATGACCCGCTGATGTCGTTTGAACCGGCCGTGGGCATCGCCCTGTCCGAGGTGAAGAAGGCGCTGAGCTATATCAACTGCCACGATTACGACACCTGGTTGCGCGCCGGCATGGCCCTGCACCACGAGTACGGTGCCGACATCGCAGCACTGGATGCTTGGGACGAATGGAGCGCAACCGCACCGAATTACCAGGGGCGTGAGGACCTTGAGAAGCGCTGGGCCTCCTTTGGCCAGTCTGGTCGTTCGCCGGCGACGGTGCGCTGGATCCTCAAGGCCGGCAAGCAGGCCCTGCGCGTGGTGCTGCGGACGGAAAAGCGCCAGGGTATGGACGAGCTCAAGCTGCTGATCGATCGTTGCGACGACGGCATGGTGCTGCTGGACGAAGTTGCGGCCATCGCACGCCAGGTAATAAGCGAAACACCGGAGCTGCGGCCAGAGGTTGTGGCCGCCATGCGCAGCCGGTACCGCCAGGTCACTGGCGTGGCGCTCCCTGCGGCCGATCTGACCCGCGCCCTGCGCGAACCTACCCCACCGACTGTGAAGGCGCGCCGGCCGCTGACCGAGTTCGGCAACGCTGAGCGCATGCTCGACAAGTATGGCCAAGGGCTGATGTACGTGCCTGAGCTGGCTGCCTGGCACTGCTGGACCGGCGTGTATTGGCGCCGGGCGCTGGACGTCGAGGTCGAGCACATGGCCAAAGAGACGGTGAAAGCGCTGGTGCAGGAAATTGAAGACCATCCGGAGCCTGCCGAGTTCTTCAAGTTTTGTGCCGTCAGCCAGCAGGCCAAGATGGTGCGCAATATGGTGACACTGGCCCAGTCCGACCCGCGCGTAAACGTGCCGGCCCGCGAGCTGGACAAGCATGCTCACCTGCTGGGCGTGGCCAATGGCGTAGTAGACCTGCGCACCGGAGAATTGCTTGAGCCTGATCCTGATCTGCGCATCACCAAGGTAGCCGGGTGCAACTTCGACCCCGCTGCTACTTGCCCGCTGTTCCAGCGTACGGTGGCGGAGGTGTTTAACGATGACTTGGACATGGTGTCGTTTTTCCAGCGGTTGGTTGGCTACGCCGCCATGGGCCAGCCAACCCAGGACGTGATGGTCATCCCTCACGGTAATGGCAGTAACGGCAAGTCCACCGTGCTGGGGGCCATCCGTATGGCTTTTGGCGACTACGCCCGGTCAGCGGACGCCAACACTTTCGTCAGCGATGGTCGCGGCGGCAATGCCGGTGGTGCCCGTGAGGATCTGCTGCGCCTGAAGGGTGCGCGGTTCGTCTACGTGAATGAGCCGGACGAGAACAGCGAGCTGCGCGAGGGGTCGGTCAAGGCCATGACCGGCGGCGATGCCATCACGGCGCGCGGCCTCTACAGTCGGGATACGGTGGAGATCATGCCCAGCTGGGTAGTGTTCATGCCGACCAACCACAAGCCCATTGTGAAGGGCTCCGACAACGGCATATGGCGTCGCCTGATGCTGCTTCCGTTCACCCGTAATTTCGAGTCAGACCCCACCATCAAGAAGGACCCAGAGCGCGAAGCGAAACTTACAGCGGAGCGTGAAGGCATTCTGGCGTGGGTCGTGCAGGGTGCGTTGGCATTCCAGCGCGATGGTTTGGCCACAGTGGGGGCTGTTCGCGAGGCCGGTGAATCCTACCGTAGTCAGATGGATATCCTGTCCGAATGGCTGGAAGAGTGTTGCGAGGTTGACCCCCTTTTTCGCGAAGAGTCGTCGGCACTGTGGCGCTCGTGGGAGCAATACGCAAAAAGTCGCGGATTGCTGATGTATGTGAAAAACAGCGTATCACTTGGCCGCAGGTTGGATGCGCGTTTTCCTGCGCTCAAGCTTCCTGGGGGTAAGCGAATGCGCGCAGGTTTGCGTATTCGGGCTGATTTTGATGACTTGGTGTAGTTGTTTGGGCGGGTTGGGCGGGTTGAGTGAGTTTTTAATAAAACCCTATATACATGTGTAGAGAGTTTAGGAAAAAAGGGCGCAACCCGCCCAACCCGCCCAACCCGCCCAACGTGAAATTTTTACTTGTTAGGCTTCTTAACCCAATCAATTACGGGAGTTAGCGCAAAAAACAAAGTTGTTGCTGCCGCGACCATAAAAACCAATGACGCCAAACCCAAATCGTATTCGACGTGGTGTTTAATAGCACCTATAGCAAAAAGCGGGACAGTAATTATCAATAGTATTTTTCGCTCTGGAGAGTTCGGCAAACAAAAATCTTTTATCAGCCTCACAAGGTGGACGTCTCCGTATTTACTTTTCAAGGCACGCTGATTGAGCCAGCAGCTAAACCCAGCAAGGATAACCAACGGTACTGCTGGCATTGCTTGATTGGTGACTATAAATATTGCGGACACGGCGCATACAACCCATGCAAGCATATTCACCGCACTGGCCCAATGGCCGATCTGTATATTCTCTTTTTCTTGAGCGAAAAAATAAAGAAAAGCAGGCAATGCGATTAAAGCAGATCCGAGCAACTCTCCCGCAAACCTGGCAGCCTCGAAATAATGGACCTCACCATCGACGGAATTGATCAGTACCCCGATGGACAGAATAATCATTGCAGAACTTAAGAAGTTAGCTATTTTACGCATGCCGATTACCCACCTTTCATAAACCATATTAGCAAAATTTTACGTGTTCGAGGAGTGCACCATGAGCTTCAGGAATTTTGGGCAAGACCACTGGAAGGCGAAGTTGACCGACCACGAGGTCGAGCTGATGCGCTTGCTGCACGAGCGTGACGGCATTGGCTATCGGCGATTGGCTACCATGTTCGACGTCAGCCGCGACTACGTGGTGAGGATTTGCAAGTACCGCACCCGCTGAGGGTGTACAAGCGCTGAATCAGTCGTTCCAGACTGTTCAGCATGAAACTAACCCCTGAAAAGCTGACCGCATTTTGCGCAGCCCTTGCCGAGACTGCTCAGGTATCCAAAGCCTGCGCAGCTGTGGGCATTTCACGAGTTACCGCCTACGCCTGGCGCAAAGAGCTGCCTGAGTTTCGCGACGCCTGGGACCATGCGCTGAAGGTCGGCGTGAGCGTCCTGGAAGACGAAGCGATTCGCCGCGCCGTGGAAGGCGTAGACGATCCGCTGGTGCACCAAGGCCAGTTCACCCCCCTCTTCGACCCCGTGCTGGATCCTGACGGCAGCCACGCCCTGGACGAGAAAGGCTCGCCGCGCTACCAGCAGCGCCTCGACGCCAATGGCAATCCGATGGTGGCCACGGTGAAGAAATACAGCGACACGCTGCTGATTTTCACCCTCAAGGCCCACGCCCCTGAGAAGTACCGCGATAACACCAGCATCGAGCTGACTGGCAAGGGCGGTGGCCCTGTGCAGCTTGATGACGGCGCGGCGGCTGCCCGCCTTGCTGCATTGATCGCACGGGCAGCCGCCCGCAAGCAAGCCCAAGCCAACGGTGATGACGATGACGTCTCCGACCTCATCTGAAATCGAGGAGCTGCTGCGCTTCCTGACGCCAGAAGAACGGGCGGAGGTCGAGGGCCTGCTCGCTACTGACACAACGATATGGTCGCCCCTGCCCGGCCCACAAACCCTTGCCTACTTCACCCAGGCAGATATCACTGGCTTTGGTGGTGCTGCTGGTGGCGGCAAGACTGACCTGGCTTGCGGCCTTGCGCTTACAGAGCACGAGGTCACGGCCATCTTCCGTGAGAACGGCACCGAGCTGACCGGCGTGACTGACCGTCTGCGCACGCTGGTGCCGGGCATTACCTTCGACCGTCTGAACGTTGCCCGCTTCACCACGCCAGACGGCAAGCGGCGTCAGGTAGAGCTAGGCTCATTCCCCAACCCGAACGACGAAACCAAGTACCAGGGGCGACCTCACGACCTGATCATCTACGACGAGGCCGCCAACATGCGGGAAAGCGCCGTGCGCTTCCTGATGGGCTGGAACCGGAATGCGCAGAACCCGAACCAGCGCTGCCGCGTCCTGATGTGCTTCAACCCGCCGACCACTGCCGAAGGGCGTTGGATCACCAAGTACTTTGGCCCTTGGCTCGACAAGAAGCACCCCAACCCGGCCAAGCCCGGCGAGTTGCGTTGGTTTGCTGTTGACCCGGCAACCGGTGACGATATCGAGGTGCCGGACGGCAGACAGTTCGTGTTTGTTGACGGCGAACGCGTCTATGACTTCAACCCCGCGGCTTTCAACTCAACCGACATCGTGGTACCGAAGTCGCGGACGTTCATCCCCTCGCGTGTCACCGACAACCCCTACCTGGCCGGCACTGGCTACATCGCCACCCTGCAATCGCTGCCCGAGCCCCTGCGCTCGCAAATGCTCAATGGTGACTTCTCCGCAGGTATTGAGGATGACCCTTGGCAGGTGATCCCGACCGCGTGGGTCGAGGCCGCGCAGGCACGCTGGCAAGACCTGTACCCGAAACCGGAGATGGACAGCACTGGCGTGGACGTTGCCCGTGGCGGCAAGGACAACACTGTCATTGCCCGTCGCCATGGCATGTGGTTTGACCGGGCCTTGGCATACCCCGGCGCGCAGACCCCAGACGGCCCGACAGTGGCCGGCCTGGCCATCGCTGCAGCCCGTAACGGTGCGCCCATCCACATCGACATCATCGGCGTGGGCGCCAGCCCATACGATTACCTGAACACGGCGCGGCAACACGTCATCGGCGTCAACGTTGCGGAGAAGGCAACCAGCACAGACCGCAGCGGCCGGCTGCAATTTGCCAATCAGCGCAGTCAGTACTGGTGGCAATTCCGCGAAGCCCTGGACCCGGCCAACAACACGGGCATCGCCTTGCCGCCAGATCCGCAGCTGCTGGCTGACCTGACCGCGCCCAAGTGGGAGCTGCGCGGCAGCACCATCCAGGTCGAGTCCCGCGACGCCATCGTCAAGCGGATTGGCCGATCCCCTGACTGGGCCAGCGCGTTCATCCTCGCCCTGATCGACACGCCCAAGATGCAGGTTGCACGCGCCATTGGGTACGGCGGTGTACAAGGCGGAAGCCTGTCGACCTACGATCCCTACGCAAACATGTAAGGACCACACCATGGCCATCACCATCCGCCCACTGACCAATCTCGCCGGCCACATCGCCGCCAACATGGCGCTGGGCCAGCAGCATTACGACGAGATCGCGCTCAACAAGAGCGTGATGGTGTTCGCCCCTGACCTGGAACGTTACCAAGCGCTGGAAGAGCAAGGCCTGTTGGTTTGCCTGGGTGCTTACGACGGTGATGCGCTGATTGGTTACAGCGTGAATATCGTGACCAATCACCTGCACTACCGCGATCTGCTGTGCGGCCATAACGACATGATCTTCCTGGCCAAGCCTTACCGAAACGGCAAGGTCGGTCTGCAGTTGATCGATGCCACCCGGGCCGCGTGCAAAGAGCGCGGCGTCCAGTTCATGACCTGGCACGCCAAAGAGAACACTGCGCTGGCGGCATTGCTGCCGCGCCTTGGCTGCAGGGTGCAAGACATCCTGTTCAGCGAGGAGCTGTAAATGGGTTGGTCCGCCGCAGCCATGGTTGCTGCCACCGTGTACAGCGCGTCGCAATCCAAGGCGCCGACGATCACCGCGCCGTCAGCGGCGGAAGCCGTACCGGCCTCTCAGGCGGCTAGCACACCGACCGCAGAGTCAGTGCAGTCCGGCATCAACACCAGCGCGAATGGTGGTGCAGGCAGTGCGCCCAGCGCAGCCAGCACGATGCTGACCGGTGCCGGTGGCGTCGATCCCAATTCACTGAACTTGCAAAAGAACACTCTGCTGGGGAGCTGACATGGCAGACGGTGAAGGTGGTGACAACGGCAACGACTCGGGCAACGACAGCGGCCGTGGCCTTGGGAAAGCGGCCGCATCAGGCATGGGCGATGCCGATGGTGAAGGCATTGGTGGCGGCTGGGGCGGCGCGAATACCGGTAGCAACGCAGCCACTGCGGCAGCCAACTACGCCATGGGTCTCAATGCGGACAACACTCCGCAGTCCTTGGCTGACAGGATCAAGAACGTTTTCAGTTCGATTGCGGCCAGCGTCGACCCAGGTTCAATGGCTTCGGGCAAGATCGGCTCGTTCTTTGGCGGCCTACTTGGCGGCCCGATTGGTTCACTGTTCGGCGGCCTGGCTGCAACAGCCGGCTACAGCGCCAGTCAGGACCCAACAACAAACAGCGGTTGGGTGGCGAACGAGTTGGGAGAAACCAGCTACCAGCAGAGTACTGATTTTTCTGACGTGCACTCAGTACAGGCTCAGGGCGGCAACGGATCCGAGATTATTGGCCTAGCTTCCGCGCAACCCGCCAGCAACTCGCTGGCATTGGGCAGCACCTCGCTGTCTCAGTCGTCCAGCAGCGCCAACAACGGTATCAGTGCGCAAGCGGCAGGTACGGGAGGCGGTGGCAGCCTGAGCGTAGCCAACTCGCTGCTGGCGCAGGCCGGGGGCATTTCAACGAACACATCCTCATCCACTCTCGGGGGCTAAACCATGGCTGATTCCATTACCGGGAAAACATTTGGTCGCTTGACTGTATTGGCTCACGACCACACGACCAATGGGCGGACGTATTGGCAATGCCGGTGCACCTGCGGCAGCGAGAAGATCGTCCAACGCGCGCATCTGGTCACGGGATCTACCGTGTCGTGCGGCTGCATCCGCAGAGAGCGTATGCAGTCAGGCGAGGTGCAGAAGCTATCGCGCCGCAATCGTACTCACGGCATGGCTCATTCCCGCGAGTACAAATCATGGGAAAAGATGCGAGAGCGTTGTAGCAACAGCAACACCAAAGCGTGGCAGTGGTACGGGGGCAAGGGCATCCGTGTATGCCAACCGTGGCAGGATAGCTTCGAGGCGTTCTATCGCGACATGGGCCCTCGCCCGGAAGGCTGCGAAATCGACCGCATCGACCCGTCCGGAAACTATGAGCCGCTTAACTGCCGCTGGCTGCCGAGACTGGAAAACGGCTTGCGTGCGTTCAGGAAGGACAAGGTGAGCGCCAATGGCTGAGCTGACACCACGCCAGCAAATAACCAGTCGGTGGGGTGTGCTTAAGAGCGAGAGGGCCACATGGTGGGCGCATTGGGCCGAGATCACTGCGTACCTGTCCCCGCGCCAAGGGCGCTATTTCATCACCGACCGCGACCGCGGCGGCAAGCGCCACGGCAATATCTACGACAACACCGGCCTGCGTGCATTGAGCGTACTGGCAGCCGGCCTGATGGGAGGCCTGACCAGCCCTGCCCGCCCCTGGTTCGCCTTGGCCACGACCGACCGCGACATGAACAAGCAGCCCGCGGTCAAGCAGTGGCTGAACGACTGCACGCAGCTGATGCTGACCGTCTTCCAGAAGTCCAACACCTACCGTGCCCTGCACTCGGTTTACCGCGAGCTGGGCGCGTTCGGCACCGGCGCGTTCATCATCGCCCCGGATGCTACCAACGTCATCCATTGCCACCCGATCACTATCGGCGAATACGCCATCGCGACCAACTTCCAAGGGCGCGTCGATACGCTTTACCGCGAATTCCAGCTGACTGTCGGCCAGCTGGTGAAGGAATTCGGCATCGATAACGTGTCCCCTGGTACGCGCAACATGTATGAGCGCGGCACGCTTGATTCATGGGTGACCGTCCTGCACGCCATCGAGCCGCGCTCTGACCGCGACCCGTCCAAACTGGACGCAATGAACATGGCCTGGCGCGACATCTACCTTGAGCAAGGCAATGCAGAAGGCAAGTTCCTGCGGGAGTCCGGCTTCGAGCGTTTCCCGGCGGTGTGCCCCCGCTGGGATGTCGCCGGCGGTGACATTTATGGGAACAGCCCCGGCATGGAAGCTTTGGGTGACGTGAAGCAGCTCCAGCACCAGCAACTGCGCAAAGCCCAAGCGATCGACTATCAGGTCAACCCGCCGCTGCAAGTCCCAACGTCCATGAAGAACCGCGACATTGAGCGCCTGCCGGGCGGCATCACCTTCGTCGACGCAGCGGGTGGCGGCAAGGCCGTGCAGTCAGCCTTTGAGGTGAATCTCAATCTGCAGTACCTGCTGACCGACATTCAAGACGTGCGCCAGCGCATCAACCAGTCCTTCTTCCTGGACCTGTTCATGATGATCAGCCAGGACAACGCGGCCACCACGCGCATGACCGCGACAGAGGTGGCCGAACGCCACGAAGAGAAAATGTTGATGCTCGGCCCAGTGCTCGAGCGCTTGCAGGACGAGCTGCTGACTCCGCTGATCAAGTCGACCTTCCACGAGATGGTGGACCGTCGCATCTTGCCCCCGCCCCCGCCTGAGATGCAGGGCGTGCAGCTATCCGTCGAACTGGTCTCCATGCTGGCGCAGGCCCAGCGCGCTGTCGTAACCAACGGCATCGACCGCTTCAGCGCTGCACTCGGCCAGGTTGCACAGTTCAAGCCCGAAGTGCTCGACAAGTTCGACGCCGACAAGTGGGCCGATGAGTACAGCGACGCCCTCGGCGTCAATCCGGATCTGATCGTGTCGGAAGACCAAGTACAGCAGATCCGCCAGCAACGCGCCCAGCAGCAAGCCCAAGCTGCCAAGGCTCAACAGCAACTGGTGCAATCCCAAGTGGCCAAAAACCTTGGCCAGACCCCGACAACCGGCGGCAATGCTGCCAGCGATGTCCTCGGCTTATACAGCCAGGGCCTCAGCTCGACCCCTGGAGGCTAAGCCATGTTCAGTAGCAAATATCCGTTCTTGGATACCTCGAACGACCTCACCCCGATCAACGACATGCAGGTTGTTACGCCCAACGATGGGGCTGACCTGCCGAACGGTCCCTGCCGCGCACTCATTTTCACCGGCAGTGGGACCGTGAAGCTCACCACTCCGTTGGGCACCACCGTCACGCTGACCATCTCATCCAGCTGGTTCGGGGTGACCTATATCCGCGCCCAGCGCATCTGGGCAACCGGCACCACGATTGCTGCCGGCAACATCGTTGCTTGCTACTGAGGAGACACCCATGTCCGGCTACACCACCGAACCATCCAACCATCTGTTCGATACCAATACCGCTGCCGGTCAAGGGCGCTTGAAAGGCGTCGTTGATGCATACGGTGCCGAAGATTACGTCCCGGTCCACGTTATGGACGTGCCGGGTGGCGTGGGTAACGTTGTGGGCTTGCGGATGACCAAGAGTGGCGTCACCGTACCCTTCCCCGGTACGGATGCTTCTGTACAGGATATCAGCGTCGCCAATGGTGGCACCGCTACCAACGCCCCCACCATCAACTACTCCTCCGGCCGCTTCACTGCACTCGCCGGCGCAACCCAGTTGGTGATCAGCAACAGCCAGGTGACCGCTTTGACCAAGGCTTTCGCTAACCTGTCCAGCAATGATTCCACCGGCTGGATCAAGAACGTGGTGCCGGGTGCCGGTACCATCACCATCAACCTTGGCGCAGCGTTGACAGCCAACGCCAATATTGATTTCCATCTGACTGCATAAGGAAAAACGGCATGGCACTCGTAGACATGAAACAAGGTGACGGCGATCACGCCATGCCGACCAACCCCTACGGCTATGGCTTGCGTATCTGCCTCAGCGAGGACCAGGTAGAGGCGCTGGGACTGCAACACAATCCCCCCAGCGCCGGCGCCACCGTCGGGCTTCGCGCTTTAGCAACCGTGGTAACTGTCACGCAGGACGCCGACGTGGACGGCGATAGCGACGGAATTGACGTCACCCTAGCCTTGCAGATCACGTCTCTGGAGATCACGCCAGAGGGCGGACAGTCCTCCAGCAACAGCGCATCCATGCTGTATGGCGACTGACGGTGTACAAGCCGTTTTTGCGTCCGTCCACAATCTTCCCATGGACCCACTTGATACTGTTGAGATCGAAAATGAAGCAGCGCGACGCGCAGACGCGGCCGCCCTTGCAGCACGTACCGAGATCGACGACGTCAAGTGGTTGATGGCGAACAAACGGGGTCGGCGCATTGCAAACCGCCTTCTGCAGCAAGCCGGTGTTTTCCGCTTGTCGTTTAGCACTAACGCCCTGCAGATGTCATTCAACGAAGGCAACCGCAACAGCGGATTGCGCTTCTTGGCGATGCTCACCGAACACTGCCCCGAGCGTTACGCGGAAATGCTCAAGGAAGCGAACCAGTGACCACTGAAACCGCAGCGACCGATACCGGGACCACACAAGACACCGGCGCGTCGACCACGACTGAAGCAACCACCGCACCGGCTGAAGGCACCGTGCTAACCGGCACGGACGCCCAGACCAGCCAAACCGCAGAAACTCCGGCAGAGAGCACCAGCGAGGCAACCACCAAGGCGGATGACAAGCCTGCGCTCAAGGCCCCGGAAAAGTACGAATTCAAAGCCCAGGAGGGCAAAGAGCTCTCCCCTGTTGTCCTTGCCGAATTTGAAAAGATCGCCCGCGAGCTGGATCTGAGCCAAGAGGGTGCGCAGAAAATGCTGGACAGCGTAGCCCCGCAGATCGAGGCCGCTCAGCAAGCCGCACACCAGCAAATGGTTAACGACTGGGCGGACAAAGCTAAAACCGACAAGGAGTTCGGCGGCGACAAGCTGCAGGAAAACCTTGCCATCGCCAAGAAAGCACTGGAGGCCTTTGGCACTCCGGAGCTTACCGAAGTACTGAACAAAACCGGCCTTGGTAACCACCCGGAAGTAATCCGGGCCTTTTACCGTGCCGGGCAAAAAATCAGCTCTGCGCCCTTCGTTCCGGCCGGCAAGCCTGCTGGTACTGAGCAAAGCGCAAGCAACAAGCTTTACCCCAGCAAGTAATCAGTTTTTCGGCATTAACGCTGCGAAGCGCTGTGCCTCCCGAACAAACCGTTCTAACGCCGCGAGGCGCTGAAAGGAGCAAGACATGGCTGTACTCTCTACTGGCGCGCTCACCCTGGCCGACTGGGCCAAGCGCGTTGACCCCGATGGCAAAGTGCCGGTTGTTGCCGAACTGCTGACCCAGTCGAACGAGATCCTGGAAGACGCAGTATTCATGGAAGGCAACTTGCCGACTGGTCATCGCGTCACCATCCGCACCGGCTTGCCTGCTGTTTACTGGCGATCCCTGAACCAAGGCGTGCCGTCCAGCAAATCGACCACCGCGCAGGTGGATGAAAGCTGCGGCATGCTGGAAGCCTACAGCGTGGTCGATAAGGATCTGGCCAGCCTGAACGGCAATACCTCGGACTTCCGCCTGTCGGAAGACCAGCCGTTCCTGGAAGCCATGAGCCAGGCACAGGCCAACGCCATGTTCTACGGCAACCCGGCCAATGACCCGCGCCAGTACCTCGGTCTGGCAGCACGCTACGGCGCGATTTCCGGTGCCAACAACGGCCAGAACATTCTGAACGCTGTCGGTACCGCTGGCGCGACCAACACCTCGGTGTGGCTGGTGGTATGGGGTGAAAACACGGTTTTCTGCCCGTTCCCGAAAGGCTCTCAAGCCGGCCTGCTGCACGAGGATGTCACTACCGACGCCCCGGTGCTGGATGCGAACGGCAACCGCTACCAAGCCTACCAGACCCACTACCAGTGGAAGAACGGCCTGGTGGTGAAAGACTGGCGCTATGTGGTGCGCATTGCAAACATCTCGGTGTCTGCACTGACTGCCAACAGCTCGCCGGCCGACCTGATCAGCCTGCTGTCCCGCGCGCTGGACCGTATCCCGAACTTGGCCAAGGGCCGCGCCTGCTTCTACATGAACCGCACCGTGTACAGCTTCCTGCGCGTTCAGGCCTTGAACAAGTCGAACTACGCTTTGGCTATCGAGAAAGGCCTGAACCAGTTCGGCACCCCGTACCAGTGGCTGTCCTTCGAGGGCGTACCGCTGCGCCGCGTGGACCAGCTTCTGACCACCGAAACCCAGATCAGCTAATAGGACGGAGGATCGCATCATGTACTACGTAAAGAACTTCGTGGTGCAGTCCGAGCCTTGGAGCGGCGTCAATAGCGCCAAGCCTTGGGCCTACTACCTGACCCAGATTCCGGCCGGTGGCCAGAACATCCAGTAAAGGATACGAAAATGTACGTCGACTCTCTGTTGCAGCTGAGCGGCTCGATCACCGGCAATACGGTCTCGGGTCAGCTCGTCACTGCCACCGGCAACACCCTTTCCACCAACGTGATTGACCTCGCAGGCGTCGGCACCGGTAACACCGCGCGCGACATCGGCCAGGGCGAAGCGCTGGAAATCGCCATCGAGATCATGCAGACCCTGACCTCCAGCGGCGCAGCCACTGTTCAGTTCCAGCTGGTCGAGGCGGATGACAGCGCAATCTCCACTAACGTGAACGTGATTGTGCAGACTGACGCTTACGCATACACCGCGCTGACAGCCGGCACCCTGGTCCCGCTGCACTGGGATCGGGCCGCCCCGTACCAAGCGCGTCGCTATATCGCGCTGCGCTATGTCATCGGCACGGCCGCGCTGACCAACGCCACCGGCCAGTTCTTCGCCGCCACTGTGAAGAACTTCCAGGACAAGGGCAACAACACCCTGTTCAACTCCGGCTTCACCGTAGCCTAATCGCGCTGACCGGGCCCCGGCCCGGTCGTGCAAGGAGAACGAAACATGGCAGACGTCCGTGCCCTCACCACCGTCCACCACAACGGCAAGCTGTACAGCATCGGCGAAATCTTCGATTACCCGGATGAACTGGCAAAACAGCTGAAAGGCGTAGCTGAAGAAGGTATTGAGCTGGTCAACAAAAAGACCACTGCGGCCTTCAAGAAAGCCCAGCAGGCTATCCGCGACACCATCGACGCCGAAGCGCGCAAGTTGCGCCTTGCTTACGAAGAGCTGAAAGCGCAACTGGAAAGCGATCCTACTCGCGCCGATCTGATTCCCCAGGTGCTTGACGCAGAAGCAGCCGCTCGCGAAGCCGAACAGAAGGTTGCTGACTTTGACAAGCAGAGCGGCGAATCGGAAAGCGACCTGGTGTAACTGGTTTCATCGCTGTCTCCTAGAAGTGGATTGCACGGGGGCTTAGGCCCCCGATTTTTTGAAAGGGCCACGCCGTGCCATCTGAGGTCGATATCTGCAACACGTCCCTGGCCTACCTTGGAGACCCGGCGACGGTAACCGCCCTGGTGCCACCCAGCGGCAGCGCGCAGGCTGCAATGTGCGCACGTTTCTACCCTATGGCGCGCAACGCCTTGCTTGAAATGCACACCTGGTCGTTCGCCACCAAGCGCGTCAGCCTGCCGCTACTGTCGGAGTCGAACCAACCAAACCAGTGGTCGTACACGTACCAGTGCCCGCCCGATGCCCTTAACCTACTGGCCATCCTCGACCCCAACGCGACTGACGATTATGCCGGGGCTTTGGTGCTCTACGGCAGCTACCCGTCCCGCTACAGTGGTGAGGTAGGGATTCCGAACACCGTGCCTTTTTCGAACGAGATCGACGCAAACGGCAACCAGATCATTCTGACCAATATGCAGTACGCGGAGTTGCGATACACAGCGGAGGTCACCGACACCACCACCTTCAGCCCCCTGTTTATCGAGGCACTGACCTGGCTGTTGGCTTCCAAGATGGCCGGGCCGCTCATCAAGGGCAGCGAAGGCCGCAACGCAACGCAATCCTGCCTCCAGCAGTTCCAGCGTGCTTTCGGTGCGGCGATTGAGTCGGACAGCAACCAGCGCAACATCAAACCGCCGATCACGACCGGCTGGATCGTCAACAGGTAAGCATTATGGGCACCAAGGCATTCGACCGCAGCTTTGCCGCCGGCGAGATCACCCCGGAGATGTACGGTCGGCTGGATCTGACCAAAGAACAGACCGGCTTGGCCACGTGCCGCAACGCTATCGTGCTTCCACACGGGCCGGTCGCCAACCGGCCGGGCACCGAGTTCGTCAGCGAGATCAAGAGCAGCGCCAATCCGGCCCGGCTGATTCCCTTCACCTACTCGATCACCCAGACCATGGCCATCGAGGTTGGGGCCGGATACTTCCGGTTCCACTCCCAGGCCGGCACGCTGATGAACGGCGGCGTACCGTACGAGGTGGCAAACAGCTACGCTCAGGCCGACATCGCCAACATCCACTACGTGCAGTCCGCTGACGTGCTGACCCTGGTCCACCCCAACTACCCTATCGCAGAACTGCGCCGGCTAGGGGCAACCAACTGGACGCTGACCAACCCAAGCTTCGCCATCCCAACCTATTGCCCAACAGGGGCAACCGCAACGGTAACATCTCCGCATACCTCCAGCTGGAACCCGGTGAACTACCAGTACTGTGTCACCACTGTGCAGACGGGCGACCTGCAGGAATCGATTGCGTCGAACGTCACCACGGCGATCAGTAACGACCTGACGCTGCTGGGCAACTACAACACCATCACCTGGACGCTACCAACCGGGGTGACGCCGATTCGGTTCAATGTCTACAAGCTGGTGAACGGCCTGTGGGGCTATATCGGGCAAGCAGCGGCCACAGCCACTAGCTTCATCGACAATAACATCACGCCCAACGCCAGCCAGACACCGCCTATCATGGACAGCGGTTTCAACGACGCGGTGGGCAACTATCCGGCGGCGGTATCCTACTACCAGCAACGGCGGTGCTTTGGTGGCACGAACAACGCACCCCAGAACGTCTGGATGACCATGTCCGGCACCGAGAGCAACCTGACCTACACGCTGCCGGTAACGGCCAGCAACCGGGTGGCTTTCCGCATCGCAGCCCGCGAAGCCTCAGCCATTCGCCATCTGGTGCCGGTGGCCAACCTCATCATGCTGACGGCAAGCTGCGAATGGCGGGTCTCCTCAACAGATGGCAGCGCGCTTTGGGCGTCAAACTTGTCGGTCCAGCCGCAAAGTTACATCGGTGCCAACAACGTCACCCCCATCGTCGTGGGTAACACCGTCTTGTTCAGCCAGGCGCGCGGCGGCCGTATTCGGGAAATGGCCTACAACTGGCAGGCCCAGGCGTACTTGACCAACGACATCAGCGTGCTGGCCCCTCATCTTTTTGATTACAACCAAGTGCTGGACATGTGCTTCAGCCGGGCACCCTACCCTATCCTGTGGGCGGTATCGACCAACGGGAACCTATTGGGCATGACCTACGTGCCCGAGCAACAGGTTGCGGCCTGGCACCGCCATGACTTCGGCGGCAACGTCGAGGCAGTTTGCTGCATCACTGAGCAGCCCGCAGGCACACTGGCCAGCGAGGACATGCTCTACCTGATCGTGAACCGGGTAATCAACGGTGTGACGCGCCGCTTTATTGAGCGCATGCACACGCGATATTTCAACACGCCTTCCGATGCCTTCTTCGTGGATAGCGGCGCCACCAACTTCCTGCCCGGCACCTTCAGTTGGTCCGGGACGGCGATTAGCTGCAATATCCCATCCCACGGTCTCAGCACAGGCAACAGCGCATACTTCACTTTCAGCAACACTGCGCTCTCGGGTACCTACACCGTTACCAGCGTGACGGATACCAACAATCTGGTCCTGACTTCAACCACCGTTGGCCAGGGTAGTGGCACCGTTTCGCAAACACCGGCGCAGTACGTTTCCCAGGTTTCCGGCCTGACCTGGCTGGCGGGCCTGACGGTCAACGTGCTGGTGGATGGCGCACCGATCCCCGCACGTCAGGTAAGCAGCGGCGGTGTGGTTACGCTGGATTACCCTGGCACCAAGGTTGTTGTCGGCCTGCCGATTACCACCCAGGTGCAGACGCTGCCGATCTCCTTGCAGGTTGACACCGCCATGGGGCAGACGCTTGAGAAGAACGTCACCCAGGCGTGGTTACGCTTGTATCGCACCAGCGGCGTGTACGTCGGTCCGGACTTCAACACCCTGACGCTCGCCACACAGCGGAGCTTCCAGGACTTGCCCGGCAACCAGCCGGCATTGTTCAGTGGGGTATTGCCGGTGGTAATCACCCCCGCATGGCAATTCGACGGGGCAATCTGCATTCAGCAGACGGATCCGCTCCCCATGACGCTGACCTCCGTGGCCTTGGATATCTCCGTCAGCTGATGGTGTACAAGGCCAAGTGAATCGGACATAGCCTTCCGGTAACGTACGGAGGGTTTTCCCATGGGTTCATCAGGGGCCATGATGGTGGCTGGCGCAGCGACAAAAGCCTATGGTGCCAGCCAACAGGCAGCTGCGCAGCAAGCGTCCGCCAACTACCAATCCCAGGTGATGGCCAACAACGCCATCATCGCGCAGGATCAGGCGACAGTCGCCGAGAACAACGGCCAAGTGGCCGCGATGAATCACGACCTGCAAACCGCTCAGACATTCGGTGCTCAACGAGCGGCGTTCGGTGCCAACGGCGTGGACATGTCACAAGGCAGCGCGCTCAACACGCTGGCCACCACCCAGTTCATGGGGCAGCGCGACAGCGCCACCATCATGGACAACGCGATGCGACAGGCGTGGGGCTACAAAACGCAAGCCGCCGACTACGCCAGCAACGCCACCGCCGAGAAGGAAATCGCAAGCAGCATCAGCTCTACTGCGGCTGTCGGTACTTCTCTGCTGGGTAGCGCAACACAAGCCAATTCCGCCTGGCAAACCTACTCCTCGGCCAACGGTAACCCCAACTTTTGGGGCACAGTCAAAGGGTGGTTCAGCTAATGCCCACAGCTCCGACTTACGATACTCCGCAGGTTGCCCCCCAAGGGCTGCCCAACGCATCCATTCAAGGTCTCGGCCCCCGCCAGCTACTACAGGGAGAAATATCCGGGGAACAGACCCAGCGCGCCGGACAATCTCTTGAAACAATGGGCGTACAGGATGCCGACTTCGCCGCCAAGCAGCAGATGCTAGCAAACCAGAGCCGGGTCGACCTTGCCACCAATGCGGTACTGCAGGCCAAGAACGATCTGACCTACGGCACACAACAGGACCCCAACGGCGGTTACACCGCGCAAAAAGGCATGTCGGCCGTTCAGCCGGACGCCACCGGTCAGGGCCTGGCGGAGAACTATTCCCAGAAGCTGCAGAGCGTGATCGACCAGCAGGCTGCCGGGCTGGGCAACGACCTGCAGCGGCAAGTGTTCCTGAACCAGATTGGTCGAGTGCAGGCCCAGTTCCAGGGCGAAGTGCAGCAGCACGTCGCCAGGGAAAACATGCAGCTGAACATCGGAACTCAGCAGTCCTTGGTGCAGAACTCGCTGGATGCTGCCAAAACCAACTGGCAGGATTACGGCACTCAGGGCGGCGTTTTTGACACTGCGCTGCAGAACGCAAAACAGCATGCCTACATGCTCTCCCAATTGCAGGGAGCCGACCCGGTTACCGCCAACCGCATGGTGGCATCGGCATCTAACCTGATGTTTGTGCATGCAGCTGGCGCTGCGATCGACAACGGCCGCAGTGACGTAGCCCAGCAGATTCTCAAAGACCATCCGGAGATAGACCCGGATAGCGCGCTCAAGCTGCAAGGGCTGATCCACCAGGATCAGGTATCGCATGCGGCGATGGGTGCAGTGCAGACTGTGCTCGGCAACCATCAGTCTGCGTTCCAGCCTACTGATCTGGGAAGGCTAACGAACATTGTGCAGGGCATCGAAAGCGGCGGAAACCCCAATGCTGTCGGCCCTTACGTACCGGGCCAAGGCACTGCCAAAGGCAGCATGCAGGTTATGGACGCTACCGCCAAAAACCCCGGACTGGGGGTAAAGGCCGCCCAGGATGACAGCCCGGAAGAGCGCGCACGTGTTGGGCGCGACTACGTGGCGGCCCTCGCCCAGCGCTACGGCGGTGACCCGGCCAAGGTGCTTGCGGCCTACAACGCAGGCTTCGGAAACGTAGACAAAGCGATTGCCGAGGCGGGTCCGGGCGGCGACTGGATGGCCGCGCTGGCTAATCACCAATCACCCGCGAACCATCAGCAAACGGTCAACTACGTGCAAAAGGGTACAAGCCAGTTTCAGGCCGGTCTTGGCGCCCCCGCTAAGCCGACGATTGAGCAGCTCCAGTCTGAAGTACTGGCGAAGCTCGGCCCGAATCCAGACCCCGACACGGTCAAAGCAGCGACAACCGCGCTCAAGCAGCAATTCACCGTCCAGCAGGAAAGCCAAAAACAACAGGCTGAGCAAACAGTCCAGCAAACGATGCAGAAGCTTGTTGCAAACGGCGGCGACTGGAGTGCTTTAACACCCAGCGACCGGGCCGCCGTATTTCGCGATGCGCCTGACAAAGTGCCCGAACTGCAGCGGTACGCCGGCAACATCTCCAACCCGGTGCAAAAGGACAACATGGCCGCCTGGCACACCATCCAGGAGAACCCGGCAAAAGCATTCAGCATTCCCGATTCAGAGTGGAACGCCCTCGTGCAGAACAATTTTACGGACGCCACGCAGAAGCAGCTAACCAAGCAGCGTTCCGACTTCATGAGCGGGAAGATCGATACCAGTCCACAGACGGTCAACGACCCGGTATTCAATCGGCTGCTGAACAACAGGCTCCAATCCATCGGCCTTCTTGACGCTAATGGCAAACCAGCGGATCGCGATCAGGTCGGCACAATCAACAAGTACCTCCATGACGGTATTCTGGCTCGTCAGCAGCAGACCGGTCAGAAAATGACAGAAGCCCAGCTGGGTCAGTACCTGGACCATGAGTTTGTGCAGAACTACCAGTTTCACAACACGGTTCTGGGGATTCCGACATCCGCCGGAAACATGCCCTATCTGGGCATGAAGCCAAGCGACATTCCCGATAGCGACAAGCAGCAGATTACCGACTCGCTCGCCAAGCGCGGCAACTACAACCCCTCCAACGACATGATCATGCGCCTCTACTGGCGGAAAAAAGGGATTTAACGGATGGCCGATTCCAACCCCTACGACAGCCTCGTGGATGAGATGATGACCGGCCAGGGCGCCGCCATCCGCAATAACATTTACTCCAACGTCGGGCAGTCTGCCGACAAGGCCGCTCAGATCCAGCAACTGGCCAAGACGACCGGGTTACCGCAACAGTCCGTTGCGTTTGACCCAGATGCGGCACAACGCACGGCAACCATGCTGCACATGGACGTGGGCAAACTGCAGACCCAGTACCCCCACCTTGCAGCCAACTTGGAAAGCCCCAACTTCGCGGCGATTGCGCACGACGATCTGCCAAACCTTGCAGCAACTGAACAGGCCGTAAAGTCGCTCCCCCCACCATCGCCTGCCGCCCAGCCGCAAGGGTGGCTTAGCCAAATCGGTGATACGGCTTATGCTGGCTTGCAAGGCTTTGCTGGCTCTTTCAACAGTGCGGCCAGGGGGCTGAATATCGTAGGAGGTGCGTTCCCGACCCTTTACGACAAGGCCGCTAGTTTGGTGACCGGCAAGGACAGTACGGCGGCGCAGGATGCGTATTTCGACCGCTTCGTCAAACCACTCGATGATAACGCCAGCTACTTCAACCTGTCGCCCAACGCCGGGGTGCTGCAAAAGGTAGTACACGCTGTTGGCGCTGGCGCAGGGATGTTCACCCAGGTTGCCGCCACCGGTGGCATGGGTGGAGTTGCCGCCCCCGCCAGCGTGCTTGGAGCACGGACGGCTGTCTCCTCCGCAGTAGAGCATGCAACCAAGTCGATGGCGTTTCCTGCGCTGACGGCGGCAGTGAACACCGGCAATGACGTATACCAGCAGACTGGGAGTGCCGCTGCAGCAGTGAAGGCCGCAACCGCAGCATATGGCACCAACACTGCCATGGGGGTGCTACCGATCGGCATGGAGGGTGGTTTGCTCAAGCGGCTGGTCACCGGCGTACCGGTCGGTATCGCTACGGGAGAAGCCAACCGGCAAGTCACCAATGCCGCCATGCCCGACAGCATGCAGCAGCCGCGCGACATTAGCGACGTCATCGTCAACGGCATTACCGGCGCTATTCTCTCCGGCGCCATGGGAGGCCGGGGCGGTGCACTCGAAAGCGCGGTGCGCGAGAACTATGGGCAGGAGGTCAAGGCGGCCCAGGCCGAGCAGGGTATGCAAGGCCTGGCCACGTTGAGCGAGCTGGCCACCGGCAGCAAGCTGCGCCAGCGGGACCCGGATGCGTTCAAGCAGTTCATCCAGAACGTGACGGAGGACGGCCACCTGTCCGATGTCTATGTCGACGGCAAGCTATTCGACGACGTGTTGAACCAGTCCGGCGTAGACCGTAACCAGCTGCAAGCCCTGATGCCCGATGTCGCCAAGCAGCTACCGACAGCGCTGCAGACTATGGGGGATGTGCGCATCCCTGTTGCCGATTACGCCACCCACATCGCGGGCGGGAAGCTTGACGACGCGCTGATGCCGCACCTGAAGACCGACCCTGACGGCATGACCTACCAGCAGGCGCAGGACTACCGCACGAATGTGCAAGGCGAGCTGGTCAAGCAGGCGCAGGATCTGGCGGATAAACAGCAAGCGCAGGACGCACGCGACCAAGCATTGCAGGCTGTCTACGACGACCGCCTGGCTCAGCTGAATAGCGCAGGCCGCTTTACCGACGATGTGAACAAACAGTACGCCAGCCTGCACCAGCAACTGGTTGCCACGCTGGCAGACCGCGAGGGCATGCCTATTGATCAAGTGCACCAGATGCTGCCCCTGCACGTCCAGGGCGACGGTACCGGTGACCTTGCTCAAGGTAGTCAGGACGGTCCGTTTGGCCCCATCAGTCAGGACTTCCACCACGATGCGCCGGGGGCGATTGCCCACCTGCTCAAGAACAAGAGCGGTGAAGCTGTTGGCGCATTGCACCACCCTGAAATTGGCGACATCGATCTGGTTTACGGCAAGGAGGGTACGGGAGAAAGCGACGGTTATGGCGTAGCCAAGCTGGCCAAGTACCATCCAGAGGTCCTAGACAAGCTGCAGGACGTGCTTTCGGAAATGAAAGTGGTTCAGCGCGGGACAAACCGTGTGCGCATGGAATCTGCAGATCACAAGGCCAGCGTTCGCCTGACATGGGACGACCAAGCCAAAAACTGGTTGCTGACTGCATTCAAGAAAAAGGAAAGAGGCGTTGCCGACACGAGGACGGACACTGCCAGCATTGGTGAAGCGGATGACACAGCTCGCCGCTCCGACGCCTCAGACAGCATTGTAGATCAGGACATCCAAAAGTTCTATCAGAGTCGTGTAGCAGATCAAGCCCCCTCAAACGACGGGATTCTCCAACGCGTCAAGAACACGCTGCGCCAAGGCATGGGGCTGCTGACCAATGCAAAAGAGGCCCAGTCACCTGACCCCCTCACTAATCCGCCTCACAAAGGCGGTAGTGTTGAATCAGGCGATGAGCCTCTGAAACAAACTATAACAGCCCAGGGGGACCGTGGCTACTTCGACCCTGCCAGCAAGACCATCGGTCTGTTGAAAGACGCCGACCTGTCCACCTTCCTGCATGAGACCGGCCACTACTGGCTGGAGGCCATGCACGAGTTTGTTCAGCGCCCGGAGGCCAGTGAAGGGCTGCGCGGCGACTTCGACACCCTGCTGCGTAGTTTTGGCACCCAAGGCGATACCGCCGCCGACCGCCTGGCCAACTGGAGCGCCAGCGACATGGCCGCCCGCCGCGCTGGCCATGAGCAGTTTGCCGAAGGGTTTGAACGCTATCTGCTCGAGGGCAAGGCCCCTACCCCAGAGCTGCAGACCTTGTTCAGCCGCTTCCGTAGTTGGCTGATGAACGTGTACCGCAGCTTGACCGGTGTTGGCCAAGAGTTGAGCCCAGAGGTGCGCGGGGTGTTCGACCGCATGGTAGCGAGCGAGGACGCCATCCGCGAAGCCGAGCGGGTACGCGGCTACCTGACACCGGACCTGCTTGGGGAAGTGACGCCTGAGACGCAGCAGTATCAGTCACTAGGTCAGCAGGCCACCGACCAGGCCATCAGCGAGATGCAGACCCGCAGCATCCGCGACATGAAGTGGATCAGCAACGCCAAGTCCAAGGCCATGCGGGATCTGCAGCGCACAGCGCGGGACGAGCGCGCCAAGATTGCAGCCGAAGTCACCAAAGAGGTAATGGAACAGCCGGTCAACAAGGCCCGCACCTGGCTGACCAAGGGTGAAACCGTAGACCCGAATGGCGATGCCATCAAGGCCGAAAAGGGCTACAAGCTGAACACCGACGCCCTGTCCGAGCTTTTCCCCAAGGGCGAACTCGGCGGCACCACCCTGGATGGGCTGCGCGGCATGCACGCTAAAGATGGTCTGCACCCAGACCTGGTGGCCGATATGTTCGGCTATAACAGCGGGCGCGAGCTGGTGCACGATTTGTTGAACGCCCCTAGGGCCAAAGACGAAATCGAAGGCATGACCGACCAACGCATGCTGGAGCGCCACGGCGACCTGGTTGACCCGGTTAGCATTGAGCGCGCCGCCGAAGTTGCCATCCACAACGATGCGCGGGCCAAGATGATGGCCACTGGCCTGAAGGTACTGACCAAGTCACCCATGCCGGTGCGTGATATCGAGAAAGCGGCCAAGGCCGCCGCCGATGTCGCTATCGCGCAAAAGAAGGTTGGCGACCTGCGCCCTGCTCAATACAGTGCCGCAGAGACCAAAGCCAACAAGGCACTGCTCAAGCTGGCCCCCAAAGACCCCATGGGGGCGGCGCAGGCGCAACGGGCGGCCCTGCTGAATAACCGTCTGTTCAAGTCATCGACCGAAGCGCTGGCAGACGTACGCAGCGCCCTCACCTACTTCAAGCGCTTCCAGCGCGAGAGTACGCTTAAGAAGATCGCCCCAGAGGAACGGGAGCAGATCCTGACCGAGTTGGGGAAATACGATTTCAGGATTAACCCTTCCGACGAACCGTCCCGCGCGCAGAAAAATCTGCAACAGTGGGCCGAATCCCAGCAGCAGGCTGGTTACACGCCGATCATCGATCAAGCTGCGTTGCAAATTGCGCCGCGCACCCAGTATCGCAGTATGACCGTGGAAGAGTTACGTGGATTGCGTGACATGATCGGCTCGATCGAGAAAATCGGTCGGGACAAGGTGACCGCCACTTGGCGCGGTCAACGCATGGCCCTGGCGGACGTGGTTGGCGAGTTTGTCGGCAAGATGCAAGAGCATGCCCAGAAGTTCACCCCCGACCAACTTTACAATGCCCCGGACAAACGGGGAATCGGTCAAATCCCTTTGGCTTTTGCCAAAATGGGGGCGGCGCTGCGCGCGACGGAGGCTTCGCTGAAACCGCAGCAGTACAAGGCCAACCACTTCGACGCCCATGAGCTGCTCGGCCCCTTCCACGAGCTGTTCAATAGTGTCTTCGACGCCAACTATCGCAAGATTGATCTGACGCGCCAGCAGGCCGATATCGCTCGCTCAGTTGCCGACAAGCTGGGTAAGGACTGGCAGCAGTCCCTGCACAACTTTGTCGACAACTCCACTCTGCTGGACCCGAAGTTGACGGAAGAGTCTGGCCGCCCGGTATACATGCGCATCAGCCGAGACAACCTCATCCAGATGGCCGCCCATGCTGGTAGCGAGTCCAACTTCGACAAGCTGGCCAAGGGGTACAACTGGGACCCGGCTACGGTATGGGGCTTCCTGGATGGCAAGCTGACCAAAGAGGACGCCACCGCGGTCAAGACGCAGTGGGAGATGGCAAACCACCATTGGGAAGATACCAAGGCCATGTATGAACGGATGGGTCAAGTGGTGCCACCCAAGGTGGAGGCGCGCCCGTACCGTCTGCGCCTTGCCGATGGCACCGTGGAAGACATGCCCGGCGGTTACATGCCGATTCGCTATGACCCCCTGCGCAGCCGGCTGGGGGCCAAGCAGCAGGCCGAACGGGCGATTGATGTCGAGGCTGGCCGGTTTGGCTACGACTTCTTTGGGCGCGACACCACAACCAACGGCAGTATGAACGCCCGGAATGACGGTTACGCTGATGCGCTGGACCTGAGCCACGAGCGATTCGAGCGCGCCCTCGCCGAGACCATTCACGACCTGGCCTACCGAGAAACCTTGGTGAACGTGAATAAGATCATCACGGACAGCGACTTCCGTGGCCAGTTCCTGAAAACCTTCGGGCGCGAAAATTACGATGCGCTGCACACTTGGCTTGGCCGTATCGCCAACAGCGAGACCGTAGACCGGCAAGCAGAGGGCTGGGGGAAATGGTTCCGCTACACCCGCACTGGCATGGTCATGAACGCCATCGCACTGCGCGCCACCACTGTGCTCAAGCACGGCGGCTCTGCCCTGTTCAAAAGCGCCGGCTACTTTGTCGGCGGGGGTGAAAAGTACTTGTTGGGTCGCATGCGTTTGCTGGTGACCGATTACAGCAACCAGATTGCATCGGCCCAAGAGAAATTTAGCGAGATCCGCGCCCGTCTGCTGCAGCAAGACCGTGACTATCGAGAAACGGTCAGCAGCCTGTACCAGCCGGAAAGCCCTCGCGCATGGGCAGAACGGTTCGGGCACTCTGCCGTGGCCTGGGCTGACATGATGTCGGCAGTGCCTACCGCGTGGGCTGCATACGACCGAGCCATTACGGAAGGCATACCGACCCGCATGGGGGGTACCGGCAAGCCGATGACCGAAGCCCAGGCCGTCGCCTACGCCAACCAGATGGTACGGGAGGCCCACGGCAGCAATATCGAGTCTGCGCGCAGTAACACCATGTCCACCCCACATGAGGGCGTAAAGATGTTCACGACACTCTACGGCTTCCAGAACAACACGCTGGGCCAGTTGCTGAACGCGACCAGCATGCTTAAGACGCAGGGCATCAGCAAGCCCGAAGTGTTGGCGCGCAGCATGATGGCGGTATTGGTCCCCGCCTTGGTAGCTGGCGCAGTCACTGACGGACTGCCGAAGGCGGACGACTGGGAGAGCTGGCTGGCCAAGGCGACTGGCGATGAGATGGTGAGCACTATCCCGTTTGCTCGGGACCTCTACTCCTTTGCCATGGGTTACCACCATGCGGGGGTGATCGGCCCTGAAGCCTGGATGCAGAGCGTGGCTCAGCCACTAATCGACGGGGTTAAGGCGGCCACCGGCCACCACGTAACGGGTGCGATCCAGCATATCGCCGACGCTGCGGGTATGGGTCTGCACATCCCGGGCCTTGGCCAGTTGGGCAAAATGGCGCAGTACGAGTATGACATCGCCACCGGCAACAAACCCCAGCCCGCCGATGCACTTGAGCACGCCCAGGGTCTGACGGTGGGTACACACACGAAACACTAGCGGTGTACAAGGGCGACGGCCCGTGACGGACACTTCAGGCATCACACCGGAGTGTCCGTCATGACCATCAGCAGCACCAATCGCGTTGTGCAATTTACAGGGAACGCATCCCAAACGGCGTTCCCGTTTGCGTTCAAGGTATTTGCCGCGACCGACGTCCTGGTGATCCTGACCGATACGTCAGGCAACAGCACGACCGAGACGCTAACCAGTCAGTACAGCGTCGTGTTGAACAGCGATCAGAACAACAGCCCAGGGGGCACGGTGACGATGAACGCCGCGCCACCGGCAGGCTACACGCTGACCATCTCCAGCTCGGTCCCTGTGCTTCAGCCGACCAACATTGCCAACACCGGCAACTTCTACCCACAAAGCGTAACGGATGCTTTCGACCGGCTGACTGTGATTTGCCAGCAGCTTCAGCTCGGCTTGAACAACGCACTGCAATACCCGGTCACGGTACAGGGCGGGTTCTCTGCCACGCTACCTACCCCACAAGCCAGCCAGCTGCTGGGATGGAACGCGGCAGGCACTGCCCTAGTGAACTGCACTCCGGCGGGGATTGGCGCGGGTACTGTTGGCACCACCCAGCTTGCTGACGGTGGCGTAACCGCAGCCAAGCTAGCCAGTGGGGCGGCAGCTAGCAACCTTGGCAACGGCGGGGTGACGGCGGCCATGTTGGCTGCCGGGGCTGCCGTGTCGAATATCGGCACCGGTGGTATTGGTGCCACGCAGCTTGGTGCCGGGTCTGCCACGCTGGCCAAGCTGGACAGAACAGGCACTACCGGCCAGGTTCTGCTTGCGCAGACTGGTGCAGCGCCGGTGTGGGGGCAGAACCCTGCGCTTAATTCTGTGATTCGCGTCAATACGCCAAATGGTAGTGGATCGACAAATACCAAATACCGCCGATTCACCAATGTGGTGACCAATACCGGCAGTAGTGATGTTAGCTACGCCGACAGCGCCACGCTGGGGGCAAGCTTTACCATCGTGAATGCCGGTATCTATTCACTCAGCTATTCAGATAGCAATACATCGGCGCAGACAATTGCCATCACTCTGAATGACAACCAGCCTACCACGGTGATCGGTTCTACAACTGCGGCAAATGTTCTGGCGTCTTGCACGTGTGTTTCAAGCGGTTATGCGGCATGCGCGGCATGGACCGGCTATTTGGCAGCCGGTAGTGTGATTAACGCCAAAACAGATGGAAACGGTAACGGCAACTCATCCCAAGTGCAGTTCACCATTTCAAGGATCGCATGATGACTATCCACGCCTTCAAAGACGCCAATGACGGTTACTACCAAGTCGACGTACCGGACGGCGAGGACATGCCGGAATGGACGGAAGGTCTGACACCGTGCGCGGTGCAGCCCGCCACGTCGAACACCGCTCAGCAACTCGCATCGCTTCAACAAGGCGTACAGCATTGGCTCGACACCACCGCCCAAGCGAATGGATATGACGGCATCGCCTCCTGCTGCAGTTACTACAACAGCAGTGTGGCCCAGTACGCTGCAGACGCAAAGGCCGCGACGCTATGGCGCGACGCAGTGTGGCAGGCCTGCTACGCCCAGTCTGCTGCCCTGAGCAGTCAGCCCAACCCAGTCATACCCACGCTCGCTACCCTGCTTCTTTCCTTGCCCCAGCCAGCAACCTACGGCTGGACTGCTCACGCGCCGGGGGCCTAGCCATGGATCTGCAAATCGTCGTCTTGCTTATCCTGCTGCTGGTGATCGGTGCGGTCACGACCGGATGGCTCCACGCCATGGTCGTTGGCTTCGACATGTTCGTGCAAGACCTGATTTGGGACGCCCCCATCGGGGTGACGATATCGAGCCGCGCCGGCCTGGCCGCGCGTAACGGCAAGCCGCTGGGTTCTCGCATCGTCAATTTCATCATGGGTAGCACTACGCATTGCGAAGATGCCATCGCTGCCGACATCGCCAGGGCGAAGAAAGCGCTGGCGGTCCTCCAACAAGAAGGGTGACCCGTGGACCAAAACACGATGTTGCAGCTCGCTGGCGTGGGCATGCTGGGCGTGCTGGGGTACTTCCTCAAGAACGCGCACAACGAAGTCAAGGATTTGAAAATCGAGCTGGCCGCCCAGAAGCGCGACTTCTCTGACCTGTCGCTGAAAGTGGCAACGGACTTTGTTCGCCGGGAGGAGTTCGAGAAGCTGGAGTCCAGCCTCGAGAAACTCAGCGACCAGTTGTTCAGTAAGTTCGATCAGATCGCTGACAAGTTTGACCAGCGGTTCGATCAGCTTGGTAACAAGCTCGACAACCAGCTCCAGGATGTGTACCGGCAAATCGGAAAGAAGGCTGACAAATGACACCTGAAGATCTCGCCGCAGCCATTGGCTGCCCGGCTGAACGCGCCTCCAAATGGGCCGACCCGCTGTCTGCTGCCATGCAGCTCTACGACATCGGCACGCCCGCCCGGCAGGCGGCTTTCCTCGCCCAGGTCGGCCACGAGTCGGGCCGCTTAGTCTACGTGCGTGAGCTGTGGGGGCCGACTGCTGCGCAGCAAGGCTATGAAGGCCGGGACGACCTGGGCAACACAGTGCCGGGTGACGGTTTCAGATACCGTGGGCGCGGCCTGATCCAGATCACCGGCCGGGCCAACTATCAAGCCATGGCCGACAAGCTGAACCTGCCACTGGTTGATCGGCCCGAGTTGCTGGAGGAACCAAGCAATGCGGCTTTGTCCGCCTGCCAGTTCTGGCAGGATCATGGTCTAAACGAACTGGCCGACGCTGGCGAGTTCGTCACGATAACCCGCCGCATCAACGGCGGCACCAATGGCCTGGCTGACCGGCAAGCGATCTGGGAAACAGCCAAGCAAGTACTGGGGGCATGAACATGGACTGGAAACAATTGGGCAGTGCGGTGGCCAAGCTCGGTTTGCCGCTTCTGGGTGCAGCGCTGCCGATTCCCGGTGGCGCCGCCATCGGTACGGCCCTGGCTCAAGCCATCGGCAGCACCTCGGCGGACCCGCAAGACATCCTCACCGCTCTGACGGCGAATGCTGACACGCAGCTCAAGGCCAAGCAGTTCGAGGATACGCACAAGGAAACCATGCTGAAGCTGCAGCTAGACTACCAGGCGCAGATTTACCAGCAAGAGGTTGCTGACCGTGCCAGTGCTCGCACCATGCAAGTGGGTACCAAATCGTATACCCTGCCGGTGCTCGCCTACACCATCGTGGGCAGTTTCATCGCCATGGTGGGCAGCACGCTGCTAGGCTACAGCCATGTGGACAGCGTCCTCGCAGGCACGCTGGTGGGCTACCTGTCGGCCAAGGCTGAGCAGGTAATTGCGTTCTACTTTGGCAGCTCGAAGGGTAGCGAAGACAAGAACGTACTGCTGGCCAACTCGGTGCCGGTGGGCAAGCAGTAGCCGGTAAAATCGTTTCCGCATCCACCTTTTAGCGCCTAGTAAAATCAAGGCTTTGAAAGGCGACAAACAGGGGCGATTGCGGAAACGATTAATCTGTAAGCTGCTGATTTATTTAATTTACTGGCAGGACTTGAAAACTGCCGACGGGAAACCGTCCGTGGGTTCGAATCCCACAGCCTCCGCCACCCCATATTCAGACACCGTCACCTTCTGTCACCAAAATGGCTGAAACCCTTGCAGAACGTGGCGGTTTCTTCATTCTGGCGCACCGCCATGCATCGACCATCATTTCATTTTGATGGGTCGAGATCACTACGTGATGGTACGACCATGCCCAAGCCCTCCACCCCCCTGACAGACACCCGCATTCGCAACGCAAAGCCTGCGGAGAAGCTATACATGCTCAGTGATGGCGCTGGACTGGCGCTGTGCGTCTGGTCGGATATCGGTACGCCTGCGGTCCTTCGTCGAAGCCGGCAAACACGGCACTGGGAAACAGCAAGGCAAGAATGATCAAGATAGGCTGCATGGGCAAACAATGGCCCCAAAAGTGAAGGGCAGATATTTACTTTGCTCTGCAGTCGCGCACATTGAGAAATTTAATCATCAAACAAGCCAAACCAACCATCATGATCAGGTTGGCTGAGGACAGATAGCAGAGGAAAAGGATATGCGATGGAGCTGACAGCGGCACTTCAGCCATGGCGCGCGTGATAAAAACAAGGGAAAGGGCTAGTGCCACCTTGGCGGCATGACGGCGATAAATAAGCAGCAGTACTGGCACGGTAATGATGGCCATGAGGAGGTGAATCAATAGGCCCTCAACCAGCAAGCCAGCCCAAACATCCACACGCTGGTGACTGCTGGACCAGGGAAAATGTGCACCCACCCAGTTGGAAATTAGGTAATGCGGCGTATTACCGCCCCAGCACAGCAAAAGCACAAGCAATGCACCCAGCTTTAAAACGTGAAGCAACCAGCCAATCAGCTTGTGCAT